CACCACTCTTACCAATGTCAAGATACTCACCATTCTTGTTGCGGTTGCTTCTACCATAGGCAATCAGCTTGTTCTTGGCTGCATTCCACTGCTGCTCCAATACCCATTGCTCATAGTGCATCCACATGTCATAGGTCTTTACAGTATAGCCACTGTTGGTAGGAACTTCTACAGGAATACCAAAGGCAATCTTCTTGTTAATCAAAGCACCAGAAACCTTATGCTGCATACGAATAGAGCTGAACTCATTACGCATCATGATAGGACTGGAGAAAGTGATGTCATCAACCTTACGGGAGAACTCACGCTCTACAGGAGCATACTCCTTAGAGAATCTCTTACCAGGCTGAAGCTGCTCAACAGGCATACCACCAATGACACCTCCCATCAGCTGTACCTTGTAGCGAATGTTAGTACCCTCACGATAACCATCACCCAAGATACGCAAAGGATAGATTTCATTCAGTTCACCTACAATCACTGCACCATCAGCAAACAGGTCTTCATCAAATACCACATAGAAGGGCTCTCCATTAGCTCCTACATTACCTGCAGTAGGAATAGACTGATTATCAATAGTACGAGCTTCCACCAAAGGAAGGTTCTTCACCATACTACCAATCACCTGCCATGTGTATTCATCATCACTGTCAAACTCCTTGGTGGGGAACTGTGACAGGAAAGTATCAAGAGTCTTGCCCTTGTGGAATGCCAACAGCTGAACCATCATTTCTGTGGCCATCTGTGGATGCAGACGGAAAATACCGCCAAGATGGTTCAACTTACTGGTCTTACCCCAGCTGTCAAACTCAAAACTTTGAAATTTACCTAATTTACCCATTGTATAAAACGTTAAACATTAAAAACAATCTTTTTACCTTAATTCACTATGTCTTCAATGTCTTAGAGAGCCAACCTGAAATTACCGTCAAGGAAGGACTCTGGGTCACTCTTCCTACTTCCTACCAAGTTTAGACTGCCATCTGAGTTCCTACGGGTATTACTCAGAGTCTGCTCCAACTCCCTAAGACCTTTTCTCATCTGCTTCTTGACCTCTCCCTTAGCAAAGGACTTGAAATCCTTGAAACCATCAGTCAGGGTCATAAAGAGGCCTACATACTTGATGAAGTCTTCATGATGCTCCATTTCATACTTCTGAAGGGCTGTCAGGTACTGACCTGTCTCAGGGTCTTTGTAGATGGGCTTAGAGATAGTATCATAGACTTTCTTGCGAAGGTCTTTTGAAATCTCCATGTCTCCCATCAAATCCTTGTCCTCCAAAAGGGACTTCTTCATCTTTTCTTCCTGCTTCAGGCGGTCTGCCTTAAGCTGGTCTGCCTGTTTCTGGGCTTCTGCCTGCAAAGCATCATACTGATCCTGGAAATACTCCATGTTACTCTGAAGGGCTTCCTTGGCATCTTCCACATCTGTACCTTGATCAATGGCACGCTGTGTAAGCTGCTGGGCTTTGGCTGGCTTATAGCCTTTGTTGATGAAGTCCTGATAGATGATACGCTGCCTTAACTCTTCTCCTTTGGCAGACTCATCAGTCAATTGGGCATCTGTCACAGAATGCAGATAATTCAAAGTCCCTTCAAACTGTCTGATTTGGTCTGGCTCTACACCATTCTCCAAAGCTTTGGCTACTCTCTGGGTCTTCTCATCCAGACGGGCATTAACTTCTGCATCAATCAGTTCACTGAAGGTTTCTGCATCTGCAACATTCTTGATTTTGTCCTCATCAAGGTTAGGGAAGATACCATCCACTGCACAGGCTTGGGCAATGGAAGAGTAGAAGTTTTTTGGAGAAGTGCCACCGTCTTCTTCAGTGGTGGTATCTCCCTGTTCGCCTTCATCTGCTTTTCCACTACCTACGCTCTCTGGCTGTTTGGTCTCCTCATCTTCAAAAAGGTCTTCGGGACTTACAACCTCAGTAGTCTTTTTTGTCTCATCATTTTCATTATCAACAGGCTGCTCTTCAGCCTGAGGGTCCTCAGTCTTGGTTGAGGGAATTTCTTCTTCCTCAAACAGGTTATCAATAGCCTGTGGACTGAGAATGTTTTCCAAACCTAATGCTTCCATTGTTATCCTTCTCTTTAAATTCTACTTATGTTTTTCTACAATCTTCTGCACAAAATTACGCATTTGCAAAATCTAATCTGGAAAACTAAAGGAACCTATAAGTACAAATAAAAGAGGCACTTAGAAAAGCACCTCTTTTACCAAAAAACAAACCATGAAAAATACACTTTTTACTGCCTATCCTTATTACCAGGGTAATTCCTTTCCCAATAATCATCTGTTTCCATACCTGAAGAGGCTTGCTTAGCATTCTGAACATCCCCTTGGTATAGTATCATCTTTTCCTCCCTATAGAGCATCAGCTGTACCAAGGCCATGATTCTATCATAGTTACCATATGGGTTCCATTGTATCAGCTCCTTAATTAATGCCCTACACCTTATATTATATAGATTAGGCACGGTAACTTCTATTTCATTACCCTCTGCATCATGTTCTATCTTGATAATGGGTTTAAGCAACCAGTCTCTAATCATCCTGAATCCTGCCTTGATAATAGGTGTTACTGCCCTGACTCCTTTGCTTTTATTTCCATAACCTATAGAGCTTACAAGTTGCCTATCCCTAAGATATTCAGGAGTATCAGCAAGCATATAGGTACAGTTCCTCATACTGAAATAAGAGAAAATTCCTTTAAGGTTATTCTCATAAAGTCCCTTCATGTTATAGAATAGACAAAGCAATCTGACCTTTTCATAAAGTTCATTAGCAAATGGAGGTCTGCCTGTAAACTCTGCTACTATTCTATCTGTCCAAAAGTCCATCACAAAAATACTTCCCAATGACATAGTTCCTGACTCATCATCATCAAATGGGTCTAGTCCAAAGCCATATCTGTCATAAGGAATCTTTCCTTCACTGTTCTTTTGAGGCATCTCATATATCTCCAATGCTCCCACCACTTTATTGTCCTTGGTAGGGAACTCTCTGATAGGAACATCTCCTGTTGGTTGAAACTCTACAGTTCCATCTTCTTGCTGAACCAGCTCTCCTACATACACATCATCATATTCACCAGGATTGTTGTCTATCTGATTAAGCCTGTTATTAAGTTCAGTAATAGGAAACATGTTTCCTTGACTCCTGATAATGGCTTCTTGGGGAGTAATGGGGTATTGGGAAATACGTTTGGTAATAGCATTAATATCTGTACTGCCATACTTAACCTTATATCTGTCCATGAGAATCATAAACAAAGCCTTGGTGACATCACTATTACCATCTTTATCTATGCAGCTATCATCATAATTCATATAGACAGGATAGAAAAAACAGCACTGCTTTCTTCCCTGTCCTTCCTTGTCAAAGACATTCTCCAGACCATACAGATTATATCCATCAGGTGAGTAAAACATCTCAGCAAAAGCAGTAAAATCTGACTGCTCATTACCAGCAGTTCCATACAGCAATATTTCACCAAATACAGAAGAACCCTGCTCTACAGAGGGTCTAATAAGACCATACAGGTCATTAAGGTCTTTAAAGATACCTGCCTCCTCAATAATATATAAAACACCACGGGAGCCATTCAACTTATCTTGGTTGACACCTGAGATGATACCCTGGACAGAATTCTTACTACCATAGGCCACATCACTGCCAGACTTCTTATATCCCATCTGCCATGTCAGTTCCTGTAAACTACTTTTAAGTCTTCTCGATGCAAACTGAGTATTCTTGGCAGCAAAGTCTATATTGTCTATAAATACAGAAAGTATCTGGTTTACACCAATCAGCTTTGTCTTATCAGCAGCAGTAACAAGGCATTGTATATCTGTCTTGTTATTCTCAAATTCTCCAATAATAAATCTCTTTGAAAGCATACCCCCACCGACAGTGGTTTTTCCTTTACCACGACTGGCAAGGTATGCTGCATGATGTTTCCTTTGTCTTGCCTGAAGAATATAGTGAGTAGAAAGAAATTGTCCATCCCAGAACTTAGGATGTGCAGTAGTACGCATCTCCAATCCATCCTCCCGCTTTTCCACCAAATGCATAGGACAATAGTTAAGTGTCCAATAGTAGTCTCCTGTAATCCACATGCCTGTGTCAGGATTAACAAGACCTTCCCAACCTCTTGTTCTTTCTTCCCTAATCCATTTACCAAACTCACTATTGGGATTAGCATTAGGTTTTAAGTTGGTGTACCGTTTATTTTCTTGCCATTCTATAGCAGTTTGTCTGAAGTATTCTGAACCTTCAAGGATAGGAGGCTTGGTAACCTCAATAATGGCCCTACCAAATTTATCTCTTGGCAACTGTGAGATAAAAGGTCTGTTCGGAGAAACCATCCATCTGATAAAAGGTACATTATTCAGAAAGTCCCAAAACTGTTCCTGTACTTCTTGAGGGCTATCTGCAAACATTACAGTCTTTTCGTCTGGAGTATCCTTGTTAATAACTACTGACAGCCTGTCTAAAGGAGTCTGACATTTATTAAATACAACATTATCCATACAATCTTCTACTCTTATGGATGCAAAAATAAAAAAGGCTTGCCACATAGACAAGCCTCTAACAAATACACTAAGAACTACTTTATGTAATTCACAAAATCTAGCATCAGAAAATCTGCACTGCTTCCTTCCTGGAAAATCTCCTTGTTATATCTTTTGGCAAACCATCTGGGATACCAGTCATCTATTAAGTGGGGATTACATACAGAGGAATATCTTTCAGCACAGGTAGGTTCATAGGAGAAAGAGTACTCCACATGCCAGTTATAGAGATTCCTGCCTCCCCAAAACTTAATGTGGGGAAACTTCTCTTCAAAATAGTTACACCAATTCTTGAAGTTTTCAGTTTGTGCCTCTGTATAGGAGTGCTTCGTCCTTATGTCAAGTAAAACCCTTACTGACACATCCCTCTTACTGTTCAACCATTCCAGATCATCTAATAACTCTTCTTTACTGATGGAAAAGTCAGTCCAGTTATGATTAACCCTAAGAACACCATACCCTTCAAACTTTAGTCTCAGGTCAAAACATCTTACCCCACACTTCTCATATTGAGTACTGATGTCCTCATCCTGACACCTTACCATAAACCTGAATAATCTCATCCACCATTTCCGAGGCTTCAGGTAACTCCATGAATTATGACTTGCTAATTTCATATCAATCAAATCCTATATCTCCTAATGTCAGTTCCTGAGAACCTCTTGCCTTCCCATCATTTATCTCCAACTCTTGCTCAACTTTCTTCTGGAGTGTCTGCAAGGAGTTTACAATTCCTTCTACATTCTTTAATGCCGAGGTAATGGATGAAATCTGATACAGTGGCCTTCCCTTGTCATCCACCTTACCTAATATAGTAGGGTCACTAAGGAACTTGCTTACTGTATCTGCTGCTACAAGAGATGACTCCAACAGTTTCTGTGAAGGTGTAATGGTCAGCTTCCTATATATCTCCATAGCTTCCTTTAGCAGCTCTGAAGGCTTGAAATCCTCAGGAAGTCCTTCCTGTTTGATAATCTCTGATGCTCTCTCATCCAAGTCTAATATATAAGAGTAGCTGGATGATGGACTCACCATAAAGTACATAAAGGAAATCTGTCTCCAAAACTGCTCTTTCCTTTCTGAACGATCTTGATGGAAAAGCCTTCTGATGGGCCTCACCAAGAATGCTTCATCTGCTAATTTTATTTGGTAGTCCTCGTATCTAAT